ATCATCTCAAACCGCAGGGGCAAGTGCTGCAGGAGTTCGCAGATTGCCGAGAGCGTAACTCATTTATTATGGGGCCGTTGGGTAGTGGTAAGACAGTTCAAACGATCCTCAAACTATTCGACCTAATGTGTGAGCAAGCGCCAGTTAAAAGCGAACAACATCCTAATCACGGGGTGAGGTTGACTAGAATCATTGCGGCTCGTAATACATACAGCGAACTATTCAGTACGACGATCAAGGATTGGCTCGAGATACTCGGCGACCTTGGCGAGTTTAAACAGGGTAATAAAGAACCGCCTACGCATCGCCTAGCGTTCCAGTTGGACGATGGGACTAGTGTTAGGTGTGAGGTTATCTTTATCGCGTTTGATCGGCCCGATCACGTTAAAAAGGCTCGGGGTATTCAGACCACATGGGTGTGGCTGAACGAAGCCAAGGAGCACAGCAAGGCCGTTGTTGATATGCTCGACCTACGGGCTGGTCGTTATCCATCACCAAAGGAAGGCGCACGTCCTACGCACTACGGGATAGTAGGTGACTCGAACGCTCCCGATGAAGACCATTGGTACTACAAGCTGGCAGAAGAAGAACGCCCCGAAGGCTGGGCTTTCCATCGTCAACCAGGTGGAGTCTATAAAGACGGTGAGTCATGGGCAGTCAATCCCAACGCTGAGAACCTAACCAACCTGCCAACGGCTTACTACTCACGAGGCTTGCAAGGTAAGACTGACGATTGGATCAAGGTAAACCTAGCCAATGAATACGGGTTCGTTTCATCTGGTAAGCCAGTGCATCCGATGTACGTTGATTCGGTACACTGTTCGCAAGATCACTTCGAGCCATCAAAGGATATCCCGATAATTCTAGGCTTTGACTTTGGGCGAACCCCTGCGTGTGCATTCCTACAGCGTACGTCAATGGGTAGATGGGTGTGCTTCGATGAATTCTGTTTAACGGATAGCGGGGCGGTGGACTTTGCACCACAACTCAAACGATATATCGACGCTAACTACCCCGATCACAAGTTTAAGGGCTGGGGCGATCCATCGGGTGACAACAAGAACCAGGCGAATGCAGACACACCATTCAAGATTATAAGGGCGGCAGGCATTCCATGCTCACCGACTAGCACTAACGATCCTGCAATGCGAAGGGCTGCCCTTGAACTGCCGATGAAAGAAAACTGTATGGATGGTAAGCCAAGGTTTCAGCTATTGAGTAAAGCTAAGATGATACGCAAGGGCTTACAAGGTGGTTTCTGTTATCGACGTATCCAAGTCTCAGGTGATCGATACACTGATGAACCCGATAAGAACGAATACTCACACCCCGTAGAGGCTCTTGAATACGCGCTACAGGGCGAAGGTGAAGGAAGACAGGCATTGACTAGGGCGCAGGGCTTTCATCGTCCTACAACCGCCAAGGTGGCTTTCAGTGTCTTCTGAAGTGTACGTTGTATTCTGTGACGATGATGGGCATTGGTGGTCTCGATTCCTGCAACCATTCTGGCGTCATTGTTACGTAGTTATTCCCGACCGTGGGCGCTGGATAGTGTACGGCAAGACTGTTGGTTCACTGGATATTTTTACAGTAGATGATAAACCGTTTACACTAGATGACGTGATTGTCATTAAGGCACAGATGAAAGAATGCAAGCGTAGTCCGATCATGCTGAATACTTGCGTGGGACACGTTAAACAAATACTAGGAATCAATAACCCGTTGATTCTGACACCTTATCAACTCTATGTGAGGTTATTACATGAAAAAGCCTAAAGCTCCAAAGAAGACAGCGCAGGAAGTCGCTGTAGAACGTCGTCAAACTATCATGCTAGATAAAGAGATCGAGGAGCAAGAAGATCGCTTTCGCGCTCTGGCTCGCGGTAAGCGTGGAACCGTTAGCCTATTAGGTGGCGCACCTCGAAGCCGTGAAGAAGCGGCAGGCCGTGGTCGTGCTGCTGGGCTTGGTGGCTCTGCTGGTCGGTCACTTGTTGGCGGTATGATGGGCGGCATGGGTGGCGGTACAGTAAGAACGGCTGGCGGTTATGGTGGCATGGGTAGCACTCTCCGAGGTCTCACCAGTGGCGCTAATACTTCTCGATCAGGTATGCCAGGCAGTCAACAGCGCTAGGAGGCTGATATGCAATTACCTTCTCACTTAGGCTCGCTCAATGACATGGTGACGCGAGAGGCAAAGGCTTTCGATTCGGAGGCTATGTGGCACACTCAATTGTCAGATGTTTACGAGTATTTCCTGCCACAAAGAAACCTATTCGACCGAGAGGATAAAGGTCAGAAAAAGATGGATCGCATATTCGATTCCACTTCTCTGACTGCTATCCAGCAGGGCGCAAGCAAGTTACAGGAAAGCATTGCACCTATCTGGGCGCGTTGGGCTACATTCCAGCCTAGTGAGCAGGTATTAAGGGCTTTAGAATCTGGTGACTTTGGCGTGTCAGAGCAGGATATCAGAGAGAACCTAGAGACTCAGGCCAGTATTGTCTTTGACTATATCAACCGATCAAACTTCGGCACTCAGTTTTATGAGGCCGCCCTTGATTTATTGGTGGGTACTGCGACTTTACGGATAGATGAAACTGACGACGATACAATGCCGTTTGTGTTTCATGCCATCCCACAGAAGGGAATCGCGTTTGAAGAAGGGCCATACGGCACGATAGAGACTCACTGGCGACGAATGAAGGTTAAGGCGCGTCTATTGGAAAGAATGTGGCGAGGCTTTGAGCCATCATCGACAACTCGGAACATTATCGAGAACCAGCCAGACCAAGAGGTTGAGATATCAGAAGGCGTTGTTTACTGCCCTAAGACTAAGAAGTATTACGGCATGGTATGGGTAAAGAAAGAGGCACAGATATCATGGTTCGAGGACTTCGGAGATACTTCGCCTTGGGTTACTGGTCGATACACCAAGGTAGCAGGCGAGGTTCGAGGTCGTGGCCCTGCTATGCAGACCTTACCCGATGTTCGATCGCTGAATAAAGCGAAGGAGTTTGTACTCCAGAAGGCGGCTATTGACCTGGCGGGTATGTACACCGCTACTGATGACGGTGTGACCAACCCATATAACCTAACAATTGCCCCAGGTATCGTTATCCCTGTAGGTTCTAACAACACAAGCAATCCGTCTATACAACGTTTAGACACTTCGAGCAATTTACAGCTAGCGCAGTTCGAGATTAGCGAGCTACAAAACGCGATCAAGGTGGCGTTGTTCAATGATCTGCGTGACCCTACTGGCCCTGTACGATCTGCCACTGAAATAGCCATTGAGTCGAGAGAGTTAGCCAAGCGTATCGGTTCAGCATTCGGTCGATTACAGACTGAAGTCCTAATGCCAGTTCTGAAGCGTTGCGTTGCTATTCTAACGCGTCGAGGATTGATTACACCTATCCAATTAGATGGCGTAGATGTAGACGTGAAGTTCACTTCTCCACTGGCTAGGGCGCAGGATGCCGAGGACTTACTTGCAGTACAGCAGGCGGTGCAGTTTGTACTCCAGACAGCAGGTCCAGAGCAGGTAATGATGGCGTTTAAGACTGAAAACTTTGGTACATGGGCGGCTGAAAAGACGGGTATGTCTAGTGAGTTGGTACGATCTGACTCTGAGAAACAGCAGATCATCCAAGCAGGCGCGGAAGCTGCACAGATGCAACAACAACCACAATTACGGGCGGTTGAATGAGTTGGGAAAATTTAGAGATAGACCAAGAAAAAGCAAATAAGAGCAAAGCCCAGATCAGAGAAAAACAAGTCGAGTTAGCCAAGGCTTATCATCGCTGTTTTTCTACTGATGACGGGTTTAAAGTTATTGAGGATTTAAGTCGCAGGTTCTTAATCGACAACAATACCCCACTGAGTTCGCAGAATATCAACTATGAAGCGGCCTATCACAATGGTGAGGGTGGTGTAGTTAAGTTTATCCTGCATTTAGTAAGGCAAGCGGAGGAGTTATGACCGAGACTAAGAGAAAGCCGAGGGCTGTTCAGCCTAAATACACTTTGATCTGCGATGAGAAAGATTGGTTGATATCGTCAAAGTTCAAGTTTGAATGGCTAGATAAGATTGCAGAGCAGTACAAGTTCGATAAGTTCCAATATATCCACAAGTTTCGTGCGTTTCGCTGTTATCAAGGCGATAAGCATTTAGATTGGATCGACGTTAACGATTTGGCTTTATTGAATGGTGAGCGTCGAATCATGGAAATCCTGTTGAAACACCAGCAGGTCAGTCCGAAAAGGGCTGTTATTCAATATCCTTGGAGATAGAGTTATGGAAGATCAGGCCGTCATAGACGATACCCTGCAAGGCGGGGAGTCTTTGTTAGATGAATCAAGCCCTACGTTGTCAGAGGGTGAATACTTTTTAACTGAAGGCATTAAAGGCTCAGGGGAAACCCCAGAGTGGTTTAAGGCTGACAAATATAAATCAATAGCAGACCAAGCCAAGGCGTATACAGAGCTAGAGAAGCGCTTTGGTGGCTTTAAAGGTGCGCCTAAAGAGGGTTACTCTATACCCGAGGGCGTAGAGGATGGCGACGAGCTACTCTCTGAGCTAAAGACGTTTGCTGAAGAAACCAATATGTCACAAGACGCATTTAATCGTGCGTGGGATTTGTTGGTTGCACAGTCACAAGCGGTCGAGGAAGTTTCTGTAGAAACCGAACTGGCTAAACTTGGCGACAATGGACAGCAGCGCATTAAGACTGTTGAGCAGTTCATGAAGAATAACCTAGACCCAGAGACCTATGAGCGCGTTCGGTACGGTGTAAACAGCGCTGAGGCGGTTGAATTGGTTGAGGCTCTGATTGGCGCTACTGCTCCCGCTAAACTGCCGATTGATGGCGTAGTTGAGCCAGGCGGTATCACATGGGAAGCAATCGAAGCTGAAATGTACAAGAAAGATCAGAACGGAAACCTACTTCGTTCGGTTGATCGGAACCATGAAGCTAAGATTCAACGCATGATGAAAGAGTTTGGTGGAGATCGTCCTTATACACAAACGTTTGGTTAATTTGATTTCTTATAACCAAGTGTTATTATAGTGTAGTCGGATACCCCTTTGAGGCCTGGCAGATTATTAAGGTTGTAGACTGACCGAATCTGTCGGGCACTCAGTCGAAAGCCTACAAAACTTTTATTAATTACTCGTTTTGAGGGTTATCACATGAGTAAAAATTTATCAGCTGTAGCGGTAATTGAGTTTGACAGTATGGTCAAGCATGCCTATCAGGGCATGGGCCTACTGAAAGGCGCAGTAACCGTCCGTAATAACGTTGTAGGCGATACCTACAAATTCCGCCGTATGGGCAAAGGTCTTGCTAACCAGAAGTCAACTTCTGACTTAGTGACCCCAATGGACGTAGGGCACGAGTTCAAGACTGCTACTCTTAGCAACTGGAACGCGCCCGAGTACACTGACATCTTTGACGCTGCTGAAGTCAACTTTGACGAGAAGCAGGAGCTTGCAAGCACTATCGCAGGCGCTCTTGGTCGTCGTTCTGACCAACTCGTTATTGATGCAATGGACGCTTCTACCCCATTAACTACTGCTATTCCAGAGGGTGGTACTAACCTCACTATGGCTAAAGTTATTGAGGCTCAAGTAGCGCTCCGTGACCAAGGTGTACCCAACACTGAGCTTTTTGCGGCTATTGACGCACAAGGTTTGGGTGGCTTGTTGAACGATGAGAAGGCAACTTCTGCTGACTACCAGGCAATCAAGGCTCTAGTTTCTGGCGAAATCAATACACTGTGCGGTTTTCAGTTTATTGTTATCGAGACACGAAACGAAGGCGGTTTGACTGT